CTCATACATTCTCATTTTTACTGTAGCCAAGGAAATCTTTATTCCCTTTTTATTTATTTCATTTACAATATCCTTAGCGGACATATCCGGGTATTCGTATGTAAACCTATAAATTAAATTTGATACATTTACCCCCGATTTTTTTCGCCTTTTTCTTAATACATACCCTGCAGAGTGTTTTATTGGAGTTTGGTTTTTTTCCTCCTCTTTAATTTGTTTCTCTGGCTCTACGTCGTTTTCATTTCCATTTTCTTCATGATTGGAGCTTTCAGTTTTATCATCGTCATGTATTTTAATGCCCAAAACATCGTCTAGTTGTTGTAAAGCTAAATCAGAGTAAATATTTTCATCAATTAAACCTTTGAGTATTTTTTTTACTGTATCCGATACCTGATCACCATTTTCCAATAATTTGCAGGATTTAGCAATGCCGGATTTTAATATTTTTTCAGCACTTTCTACATTAATTTTCTGAGGGTCGCCGGCCTCAAAAAATAAATCATTTAGCTCATTAGCAGCTTTGATTAAATCTTCTTTTTTCATTTTATAGTTGTATTGGTTACAAACATATACTTTTTTGTTGTTGTAAAATTACAAACTTTATAAAATAACAGAAAAAAGTATTAAAATTATTTTTTTTTAATTATTTCTTTAATTTTGAATTAAATTAAGAGGGGAGGGGGAGTTAACATAATGAAGCGAACAAAGCCGGTAAGTAAAGTAAAACCAGAAACAAGAAAAAAAACGGGGCCTAAGAGCAAATGCACCCCTGACGTTATTGAAAAGACAGAACATTTCGTAGGGTTCCTAGGCGCAAGAAACGCTGACCTCGCTATACTGTTTGATGTTGATGTTACAACAATCGAATATTGGGCAAGGACAATCCCCGAATTCAAAAAAGCACTTGATACATCCCGCCTTAAAATGGGTGAAAAAGTGGCAAAATCATTAGTTCTAAGGGCTACAGGTTTTACCATGCCGGAAGAAAAAATCTTCTGCGACAAAGGGGAAATAATCCGCGCTGAAACAACCAAATATTATCCACCTGATTCATGGGCTGCCCACAAATGGCTGTCTATCATGTTCCGTGACACTTGGTCAGATTCCGCTACAATAAACCATATACATTCAGGTAATATTGACCACTCTCACAGAAAAATAGAGGATATACCCATCAGTGATTTTACCGAAGCAGAAAAAGACCTGATATTATCGATCGGGCAAAAACAACTAAAAGAGGCAGGAAAAAACTAAGTATGAACAGCGATAATTTACAGGATATACAGACTAAACCAGAAATTATACGGCCATTGCACCGTACAAAATCAATAAAACAAACAAAAAAAGTATTGTTGCAAAAAGCCATCGATGATCCTGTTCAAATGATCCGTAAACTCACCAAGGAATCACTATTCCGATTTATCGTTTTTTTTTGGGATACTTATTCTGACGACACCTTTATCCCTAACTGGCATATAAAAGTATTATCAGAAGAACTTGAAAAAGTAGCCCGACGTGTTGGTAATAATGAGCCAAAGAAACACGATTTGATTATTAACGTCCCTCCCGGTACCACGAAAACTGCCCTTGTATCAATTTTTTTCCCAGTGTGGTGCTGGGTCAATTGGTACTGGATGAGATTTATCACAACAAGTCACAATAAGGATTTAAGTTTAGAGAGTGCTGAATATTCCAGGGACATTATCACAAGTGAAAAATTTCAAAAAATATTCCCCGAAATAGGCATAAAACAAGGCAAAGAGCAAAAGTCAAATTTTCGGGTTGTTAAAAAAGAATATGTCCACAAAGGCCGCGCACCAAGGGAGATAAGAGGTGGTGGCAGGGTAAGTTCATCCGTCGAATCCAAGATTACAGGTTTCCATGCACATATCATTATCCCTGATGATTTGATCGACCCAAAGGGGGCATTATCAGCAGCGAGTATAAACACGGCAAATAAATATATTGATCATACCCTGTCAACCCGTAAAACCGACAAAAAGGTATCTGTCATGGTCATGATTATGCAGCGATTGTCTGAGAATGATCCTACGGGATACCTGCTGTCTAAGAAAAAGAGTAATGTACGGCACATATGCCTACCGGGCGAGATAAGGAATTATGAAAAAGAATTAAAACCCCAAAGTTTAAAATCAAATTACATCGACGGATTGCTCGATCCAAATAGAATGCCCTGGTATGTATTAGAAGAAATGGAGGCCGATTTAGGGCAATATGGCTTCGCCGGACAGGTGGGGCAACGACCTACCCCTCCCGGTGGTGGTATGTTTAAAGTTGACCGGTTCGTCAATATACAAAAAATGCCCCCTGATGTATCTATTAAGCAAATTGTCCGGTATTGGGATAAGGCCGCAACGGATGAGAATGAAATAAAAACCGGTCAAAAAGCGGCTTATACCGTTGGTTTAAAAATGGCCAAAACAGACTACGGAAAATGGATTATTATGGATGTTGTACGTGGCCGGTGGGACACAGATGTAAGAGAAGCAAAAATACGATCAGTAGCTGAAGCAGACGGGAAAAATGTAAAAGTATATGTAGAGCAGGAGGGCGGTTCCGGAGGTAAAGACAGTATCAGATCGACAATACGTAACCTGGCCGGTTTCTTCTGCGAGGGCGATAACCCCTCCGGCAAAGGTTCTAAGGTACAACGGGCAGATACATTTAGCGTACAGGTCAATAATGGAAATGTTCTATTATTATCTGGGGAATGGAACCAGTCGTTGATTGATGAATATCGCCTGTTTCCATTTTCTACATATAAGGATCAGGTAGATGCCGGAAGCGGGGCTTTCAATATATTAACTAAAAAAAGGGAGGCAAGGGTGTTATAATGCAATATAATCTATCAATTCAAGTTGGAGATGTTACTGTACCCATCCTCATAGATGAGGATTTTGATAAAGCAAAGACTGTCAACCCATTTATTTGCCCCCAATATATCAAGGCAAAATGGCAATTGGTAGAGTATATAGACAATGTTGATTTTTGCGGGGAACAGGTATTATTATATCGATTTTCTAATTCGTACACCTTCAGTCATTATATTGCCTACGTTGAAAAATTTGATTTACAAGTCACGTCGGATAATTTAATAACTCTTTCAGATAAGCTTTTAAGAGAACTTAATTATGTCTGTAGAAGAAGCCTATAAAAAATATAAGGAATTATTGTACTGGTATGCCAGGAGATTTGCATGGAATGATCCTGATAGAGTACAGGAGATTGTTCAGCGGACAATCGTAAAAGTTTTACATACAGGGGTTATACTTGAAGAAAAAAAAGCTGTAAGCTATCTTCTCAGGGCAATGCATAGCGTAGCTATTGATATGCACCGAGGTAATTTTGGGAAGATATCATCAAAATCAATAGACTTGGTTAATGCCGACGGTGAAGAAAAAACAGAAACCGGGGTTTACAAAAAAACGTATACGATACAAACTGACGTTGATACGGAGGCTATTTGTAACGAACTATATCGAATAGACCCTAAGTGGGCTGTTTTGTTTTTAAAATATCTGCAAGGATGGAAATATAAAGAAATATCGGACATGGAAAACATACCTGTTGGCACCATTAAAGCAAAATTTCATCGATTAAGAAAAAAAGCTATGGAAAATAAAGTGATAAAAAACATGCGTATAGCAGTAATGATTTTTTCTTTTGGTTTGTCTTTATATGCTTGTAATGATTGCCCGGATACCTGCCAAGATAGGGATGAATTAGATTCACTCAAACGAGCAGCCATTGAAGAGGTGGACGAATATCGGCAATCGGCTTTTTACCAGGTCGACACGATGCGAGATAATTTTATGTCATGGCAGGAAAAAGAAGTGAAAAAGTTAAATGATTTAAAGGATTCTTTACTTGGTACAACAATATATGATAATATGATAATCTATGCAGATAGTTCATCCGATAATGTACAGGCCAGGTTTGATACAGTAACGGGCAAACCATATTTGGAAATAATAAAAAAATGATATTTATGAAACGTATTTTTTTAATTTTATCGATTACGTTATCCCTTATTTCTGTCGAGGTAAAGGGGCAATGGGGGGTATACGCTGGTTGTGTTAACATAAACGGTATATCCGGGCAAGATACAACAATTTATTTTCGTGTATTCCTCGAAGATAAATCCCGGCTTATTGGCCCTTGGAGTATCGACATTGACGACGAGGCGATAACTTCCGATTCTCTCGACGCGGATATTGGAATGGCAAGCAGGGTCGGACAATATAAATCCCTCGTTTCTGATATTTTTCCTTACGATCTTGGATCAGATTCTACATTGGTAAACGGCTCATATAATCATGGCAGGACAGGTTACGGAGATGTTTGCCCGTTCCGCTATCTTGGGCTGCGACTGTTTAAAGAAGCTGCCGGGGTGCAGACTGTGGCTACTGACTCTGTTTGTTATCGGGTTTTAATGTTTGAATGATACTATATGAAACTAATAAAATTATTATTATTCAGTTTTATTTTTCCATTAATTATATCAGGACAATCTATCAACAGGATTTATCCTGACGGGGGTCGGGATACTATTGCCGCTCCGTTTATCGGCTCCGTCTACCGCATATCGAATGATGTGGTGTATGAGAGCGGGGGTTTTATTACCCTTCCATCAACTTTTTGCTTAGGGGATTCAATTTTATTGACAACAAATACAACAGGCGATAGCTTGCAGTGGTACGCCTACGACCCGTCAGACACCACTCAATTATCAGGGACTTTTAACGCAGAAAACGAAGCGACTACCTACTACACGCCCGAAGTAGGCGAAGATAATATATTGTTTAAGGTGGTTACTTATGATTGTTTATTAACCATTTGTTCAGATTGGCTTTTATTTAATGATGAAGGAAAATTAAATGACAGAGGAATTTTAACTTTAGAATCCATAAACTTATGAAACATTTACTTATTATAATAGGATTATTTATTATGGGTGGGCTGTTTGCTCAGATAGATACATTAAATCCTGGAGTTACACCAAAAACAACAGCTATTACTATTTGGAACCAGAGTATAATAGCCACAAACGAGAATAGTTCAAATATAGATACTATTCATTATGGTATAAAAAGTGTTAATATATCATATTTCGGATGTGATAAAGATAGTTCTGGATCGTGGAATAACTCTAAAATTGCAGATGCAATAATATATGCTGAATCGTTGGGAGTTCCCTTGTACATACCCAGTGATACTTTTTTAATATCATCCACTATTACGTTAAATTATACCGGAAATGGATTTATAGGAAATGGATGCTTAAAGAAGGATAGTGATTTCACGAGCAGTTACGTTCTTAACGTTAAAGGTGATCTTGGTATTGTTAACGGAATTACAATTGATGATGATCATGTAAGTAATTTACCTGGTTCAGGAACGTCAAATCCATTAGTATATGAGGGAAATAATGGAAATATAAGAAACTGTAGAATAGTTAATTTTTCCGCTCATACCTATGGTATTTGGATAGCAAATTGCAACAATGTTGTTTGCGAAAATAATTACGTAAGAGGGGGTGATTATTTAGATACCATTGCTGGCGAAGGTTACGAAAATGAAACTATGGGAATAGAGGTTCTTAATTGCGATAATATTGTAGTAAGAAATAATTATATAATGAATGTATCTAATTGCGGAATATATGTATGGAATACATCTGACTTTAATGTATCCGGCAATAATATTGATTCATCAAATATATCAATTTATATTTATGTTGACGCTGGTGGCAGTCACCCGTTTGTTGAAAATGGTATTATATCAAATAATACGTGTGGGGATAATATACTTTTATCAGGAGTTGAAAATCCAATTTCAAATTTGAACATAAATAACAATAAATTAGATTCAGCACAAATATCAGTATATCATACAGATAATTCACTTATAGTTGGCAATACGATTAGAGGGAAGGGCAGGGGTATAATTATAGGAGGATGCTCTGATTTATTAATATTAAATAACCTTATTGACACTACTTCGTCAAACGGAATAGAGATTATAAATTACAGCGGAAGGCGATGTAATAAGATAAATATTTTTAAAAATATAATTAGTGAAACAATTGGCAGTGGTATCTATTCAACAGGCACTGACTCATTATTTATATCAGAAAATTTAATTATAAATTTTAATTACACAAACAATTCTGCAAATAACTCAGGGACAAGAATTGATGCTGTAGATTATTGCATTATTACGAATAACACGGTATTTGTTAATCACGCTTTTGCCTCATATTTAATGAGGTTGACGAATAATACATCATTAATTTTAAAAAATAATAATATATCATTAGGGTCAGCAACGGGTAGCGGGAAAAGGATATATGAGAGCAATAATACAAAATTAACTCCTCATGGAACTGTAACTCCGTCAGCAGCTTCAACTAGCACAACAGTAACATTTCCGAGATATGGCGACAATTCAAGTGTATTTGCTATACAAGTTTATGGATCAGATATAAATGTTAGAAATACCTCATTTACTGGCGCGAGTACATTAACGATAAATCATGATTCTGCCGTCGGTGATGAGAAAATATTTTGGATGGTTTTAGAATAAGAAAATGGAAAAACTAATCTACATATTACCATTATTTTTTACCCTTAATTGCTTGGGGCAGATAACAGACAGTACTGAAATTTGGGCTCCTTATATAGTTACTGGTGAAGAATGCGAAGAAGCGACAAACTATAGTCAGCCTAGCGATAGCGTTGATTATTCAATAATTGAAAAACCAGAATTACTAGCAACAAAAGAAGAAGAATGACACTACCCATCCTCATACTATCGATAACCGCCATTACTGTCCTATCAGCATGGTGGGACGCTACGACGATAAAAAACCGCGGAAACCTGAAAGGCACACGAAAGATATTGCATTTAGCACCCATATACTTCGTGATCTCTGCCCTGTTAATCTACCGATCCCTCACAGCACACGATAGCTGGCTAATGTTTTTGGCTTACGTACCATTTGCAGCATTTCTCTATTCTTTCGTAAAAGACCCCGCAACAGCTTTACTCCTTGGTAAACCACCTTTTTATTTAGGCAATGGCTGGTTTGATAGCTGGCAAAAGACCTGGCCGACAATGGCGCTATGGGCTTTTAAGATCATAGGAATGATTGTATTTCTTAATTTCTTTAGATTATTTAATAAAAATAAACCAAGTAAAACTATTAATGATGAAAAAAATTAAATTCTATCAAAGAGTACCGGAACCGGACGATGATGATGAGGATAGTGATACAACCCACGTAGACCCTCCCGGGGTTCCATAGGAAAAACTTTTGTATGAAAATAAAGACAAAAGATATAATAGGGATAATGGCATTGATGTTACTTGTGATCAATGCTCATTTATTCCTATTCGGAAAAACAGTTTTTCATATGCCTGATTTGATTTTGGATAAAGCATATTTCTATACCCATTGTGCCGGGGTTATTTTGCTTTTTATCTTTTCGCGTAATGTAAGCCGTTCATTGAGGGTATACTTCGATCTTGTGATCGGGTATTTTAGTTTTTTATCGCTCATGTATCTACTGAGATTAGTATACATTAAGCTATCATTCTCAATATTAATAGTTACTATAATTTTCTGGATATGTTGGATTTATCAGCTTTATCGGCACAAACGGGTTTTAAAGATATGAGTGATTATATCGAATGGGTTATTGCTTTTTTAACAATTGTTTTCTTTTTCTGGAGGTTACGTAAACCTGTAACGGATTTACAAGAAAAAATAGATAAACAAATGGAATCTAAAGCTGATCAGGTTGAAGTAGATAAGTTACGTGCTGATATAGATTGTAGAGATGCAAGCTTAAAGCAAGAGATTAAAGATTCAGAAAACCGTACTGTAGAGCGCGTCGGTGAACGTATTGAGGATTTACAAAAAGTGGTATTGCAATATTTAAATAAAAACTAAATGAAACCATTGATTATCACTAACAAACGAGGGTTTCAGACCAACGAAACAACTATCGGGGTAATTTCCTTAAGCTGGAATAAAGGGCCGTTTTGTTTTTTGCTTGAAGATGAATACCGGCACGCGGATGCAAAAGTGATGGGCGAAACCCGTATACCCGCCGGAATATACGAACTTAGGATACGTGAGCAAGATACTCCGTTGACTTTAAAGCACCAAAACAGCAAGCTATACAAAGGCTGGTTTCGTTATCATATCGAGGTTTTGGACGTACCGAATTTCTCTGGTATTTATTTTCACGCTGGAAATCGCGACGATCACACCGGAGGTTGCCAGATACCGGGAACCTACCCTATAATCTACAATAAAGATTTTGAAATCAGGGAAAGCATAAAGGCAACAAAAAGGTTTTATAAGGAGGTTTATCCTTTGTTAGAAAATAATGAGACTGTTTTTTATAATATAATTGATTAGATTATGAAAATACTAAAAAATATATGGGACTGGGCAGATGGAAACAAAACAATTATATGCATGTCAACGGCGACTTTATTACAGCAAGCTGTTAAGTATGATTTATTGCCTGATTCTAAAGGGTTGAATTTCTTAATAGGGATTGCCATTACTTTTGGCACCGGATCGCTTGGGCATCATATTAAGAAAGGATATTTCTCTAAAAATAAAGGCAGGTAAGTTATGGAGCGGACGAAATCAAATTCAAATACAATACAAGCACTTGAAACAAAATTACGGGCATATAGTGAATTGTATAATCGATTGGCACTTGCGCAAAATGCCGGGTATTCATACGATGGCGACCGTAACCTATACCAAGCATTAGGTTATAAGACAGATTTAACTTTTACGGATTATTATAGCCAGTATAAACGACAGGATATAGCCAAAGCCGTTATTGACCGGCCGGTACAAGTTACATGGAGAGGAAAACTGAAGATTGTGGAGGCGGAAGATGATCTTGAAACAAAATTTGAAAAAGACTGGCAAAAACTTGATGATGAGTTGAAGCTAAAATCTAAATTTTCACGCCTTGACCGCTTGACAGGGATAGGCGTATATGGTATCCTATTACTAGGCTTGGACGATGTGAAGAAAAGGGAGGATTATAGATTGCCTGTCACTGGTAATAGAAAATTATTATACGTAATGCCTTTTACTTCACAATCAGCAAAAATACATACATGGGAAGATAAACCGGATAGTCCGAGATATGGCAAGCCGTTAACTTACCAGGTCACAATCACAACCCCGAACGGGTCTAATTCAATCCTCACTGTTCATCATACACGGGTAATTCATGTAGTAGATTCACCGTTGGAAAATGAGATCGAAGGCACTCCGCGATTGCAGGTAATTTTTAACCGGTTAAAAGATGCTGAAAAAGTAGTTGGGGGTGCTGCTGAAATGTTTTGGAAGGGCGCCCGTCCGGGATATAATTCAAAAATGGACCCGGATTTCGAATTAACAGAGCAAGGGGAAGAAGAATTGAGGCAACAGATTAATGAATACGAACACAACCTGCGCCGTATATTGATAACAAAAGGGATGTCTATAGATTCGATGGCAATGCAAGTAGCTGACCCAAAAGGACATATAGATGTAATAATCCAGATGATTTCTATGGTGACAAATATTCCGAAACGTATATTAACAGGTAGTGAACGTGGGGAATTGGCTTCTTCTCAGGATACTGACGAATGGTTATCGTTTATCAAGGGGCGTAGGGAGGAGTTTGCTGAACCATCTATTATAAAACCATTCATCGACCGATGCATAGAATTAGGGGTTTTGACAAAACCGTCAACAGGAACCTATACAATAGAATGGGAGGATTTATTTGCGCAATCGGAAAAAGAAAAAGTTGATGTTGGGAAAGTTAGGTCTGAAGCACTTAAAAATTACTCTTCTGTATCATCATTTATGCCTGAAGAAGGTTTTATGAAATATTTTCTTGGTTTCAACGATGATCAGGTTTCACAAGTACAGGAATTAATCGAGGCTATGCCAGAGGAAGAACCAATAAGTCAGGAAGAACGTCAAATAATAGAGGAAGAACAAAATCAGAATAATGAATGACATTTCTCAAAATACTATTCACAGGCCGATAAGGATATTGGTACAGGAACAAGATCAGGTTGATCCTACCCGTACTACTACTTTACGCAATAATTTCGTACGTCGTTTAAGTGGTAAATATCGCAGATTATCCGCTGTTATACGAAAAGCTATAATAGACCAGGATTGTTTTGGTTTACGGCCGGATAGTGTTACAGCATTACAACAATTAAACCCTCCCCCGCGTAATGCCTTTGCATTTAACCGTAACCGGGATAAAGTAGAAGCCTTCATGCAATGGCTTCGGCAACAAATCGATAAGGAGATTTTAGAAGTTCAGGTTATACAGCAAGTTGGTGGTGCTGTGGATGAACCATGGACGAACCTATATATAAAGGATTCTTATAAACGGGGAGTGCTCCGCGCAAGGTATGAATTTAAAGCAGCCGGATTTGACATTCCCACAATCGACGCTACCGGAGGAATAGAAGTTTCTATGTCTACCCCGACCCACGTCGATCGATTAGGATTATTATATACGCGGGTTTTTGAAGAATTAAAGGGAATTACAGCGGCAATGGACACACAAATAAGCCGCATACTCGCCCAAGGCATTGCCGACGGGGATGGGCCGCGTTTATTGGCTGCTAAAATTATACGTACAATTAACGGCGGTAATCTTGGAGAATTTGGGATTACTGATACATTAGGCCGATTTATACCGGCACGCAGGCGTGCTACAATAATGGCACGTACTGAAATTATAAGAGCTCATCACCAAGCCACTATAACTGAGTATAAGAATTGGGCTGTAGAAGGTGTCGTTGTAAAAGCAGAGTGGTCTACTGCCGGGGATAACCGTGTTTGTAGTGAATGTGCCGGATTACAAGGAAATGTTTATAATTTGGATACAATTATGAATATGATCCCGGTACATCCACAATGTAGGTGTATTGCACTTCCATTTAGGGAAGGTATAGATGCGGCAACGAGATAGAATGAATTACCGCAGGTAAGAAGTGGTATATTAGATTCTATTTAAAATAGAAAGAAATGCCTTGGACAATTGAAGATGTAGATAGGTTTAAGAGTGGTCTTTCACGAAGTGAAAAGCGTCGATGGGTACGTATAGCAAATGCTGCCTTATCTAGTTGTATCAGTGAAGGTGGGAATGATCGTACTTGCGCATCGTCGGCAATAAGACAGGCAAATGGAATAGTTGGTAATGAAAAAAACACAGATATGAAAACAAAAGAAAAAGTGTTTGAAACAATTCTACAAGCAAATTCTTCCTATGAAATCCGTAATGAAGTTTATGAAGGCAAAGAATATGTTGTAGTACCGGTCGTTATGATGGTAGAGGGGGTACATTCGGGTTCCCGTGGCGCAATATTTCATCCTGCGGAAGAATTAGCCCATATGCCTATGGCTTTCGATGGAATTCCTGTAACGATCAATCATCCGAAGGATAAACAAGGAAATTATATATCCGCTAATTCCCCCGAAATCTTAAAAGAATATCATGTAGGAAGGATTTTTGGGACTTATTTTAGTGATGAAAAATTAAAAGGAGAGGCGTGGCTTGATACCCATCGCCTTGCTGCTATATCCCCGGAAGGGTTATCATATATCGTAGAAGGCTACCCACTTGAAGTATCAATTGCGATTTTTAACGATGAAGACGATATTCAAGGGGAATGGAATGGAGAAACTTATGAGGCTGTTGCCCGTAATTACAGACCGGATCATTTAGCTCTACTACCCGGAGGGCAAGGTGCATGTTCCTGGCTGGATGGTTGCGGAATAAGAGCCAATCAATCTAATATAAAAACAAAAGAGAAAGGAGGTAGTAATGTGTCTGTAAATAAAAACGATAAAAAAGGATTTCCAGCGTTGTTTCAAACATTAAAAGAATTGAACAACGAAGGAATTATCGCCCGATCTATAAGTTGCCTTGCTGAAAAAGGATATAAGGAACTTGTAGATAATGCCCGGAATAAGCTCGACCGTATGGACGATGATATGAAAATGCATTTTTTAGAAGAAATGTACGAGGATTATCTTGTCTATGAGGTACGCCGCCGTGATGGTGTCACCGAATTATATCGAAGGGATTATTCCGTTAATGAATCGGGTGAAATTGATTTCACAAACGATCCTGTGTCGGTAAACCGTACCGTTGAGTACGTAGTGCAGGAAATGAAAAGAACAAAAAAAAGTGTTAACAATAAAAAAGGAAAGGAGGCACCGAATATGAGTGCAAACAAACATGAGTGCCCGGCTTGCGAAGAAAAAATCGTTAGTTTAATTGCTAATGAATCTACAAAATACGTAGAGGAAGACCGGGAATGGCTGCAAAACTTAAGTGAGGAGCAGCTTGAAAAACTACTGCCTGTTGAGGGCAAAAAGGAGCAGATTTCAGATATTAAAGAAAAAAGTAATGATGCCCCTGATGTAAATGCTGATAACAATAAAGAGAAAAAAATCAGCATAAAGGATTTACCGGCTGAAGACCAGGCTGTCTTTGCTTATGGCAAACAACAGTTAAGGGCGCGGCAAGAGGAACTCATCGCGAAAATACAGGCAAACGCAGAAGCCGTATGGACTGATAAAGAATTACAGGCCAAGGAACTATCCGAGCTTGAAAAAATTGCTAAATCGGTACAGCCGGTAGGTGATTATTCAGCCGCTCATGGTTCTGTAATCGCAAATGCGGAATATGATGAGGAAGTCCTTATGCCTACCGGGTACGACAAGCCGGAGAAAAATGAAAATAAATAATTTTTTAATTAAAGAAAGGAGGAAAACGAATGGCTTATAATACGATTAAGCTAAAGAAGTATCTTGATGTTATTGTTGAGTACGATGCTGTTTCAGCCATAACACCTGGGGAACTTCTCGAAATTACCAGCGCGGGTAAAGTCCAGGCGCATTCTTCGTCCGCTGGAAATGTAGCGCCGAAGATGATCGCCCTTGAAGACGAACTGCAAGGAAATGGTATTGACGATGATTATTCTGCAGACGATCCTGTACAGTGCTGGATTGCACAGAGGGGTGAAGTAGCGTATTTAATTTTGGAAGATGGTCAAAATGTATCTATAGGGGATCCCCTTGAATCTGCCGGAAATGGAAATGTACAGAAACATGTGCCGGATGTCGGTTCAAGTGCAGCGACGCCATTGACTATATATGGTGACCCTATTATCGGTATTGCCCTCGAAGCAAAAAACCTGGCAGATAGTTCAGGAGGCGAATCTTCTGGTATAATGGGTGATCAGAGAATTAAAGTTTTAATTTCATAATAAAGAAAGGAGGAAAAATTATGCCTGATAAAAAGATTAATGTAGATTTTTTGTCCCGGAATAGTTCACAAGGAGAGGTAGCCGGGCAAATTATGGCAAACGGGCGATTAAATATTGGCCGCTTGCGCCCTTTTATTGGTAGGGACGGTAGGTCATATATCGCATCCTATTTAGGAGGTAATCCGAGAGATCGTAAAAATTATAAAGTAATGCCTATCAACGCGAACGCTACCCTTCGCCGGGATGAGTGGAAGCAACTCGATGAGGCTGTACTAGCTATCTCTGATTATCGACTTGGAGGTATACAGGATTTAATTAGTGCCGGCCTTACCTATGATTTAGGCAATGCTATGGGCACTACTGTCCTTGAATGGCACGATGTATCGGATGCAATGGAGGCCGACCTTACGATGGACGGTGTAACACGGTCTGTCGGTGATCGCCCATCTTATACAACCAATTACCTGCCTATCCCGATTATTCACGTGGATTATGAGATCAATGCACGTGTTTTGGAGGCTAGCCGGTCACTTGGCAATCCGTTAGACACGACAACGGCTGAACGTGCCGCGCGGCGGGTAAATGAAAAGCTTGAAAATATGCTTTTCACAAATACCACTTACGCTTTCGGCGGAGGTACTATTTATTCGTATCTCAATCACCCTAATCGGAATACAGGTACATTTACTGGCTGGACTGCTTCTGGTGCTTCTTCTTCGACTATCCTACAGGATGTACGGGATATGAAGCAATCAAGTATCAATGCCCGGCATTATGGCCCATGGGTATTATATATTCCCACCGAATATGAGACAACGCTTGATGAGGATTACGATGCCACTACTCCAGGTACTACGATCCGTGAACGGATTCTTAAGATTGGGGGCATCCGTGAGGTACGTGTTTCTGATACGTTGGCCGATGGTAACCTGTTGTTAGTACAGATGTCCAGCGATGTTGTCCGCCTTGTTCGCGGAATGGGTATCCAAAATGTTGAGTGGATGACCGAAGGAAATATGATTACGAAATATAAAGTAATGACTATCCAGGTTCCTCAGATTCGTAGTGATCAGGCAGGACGTAGCGGGATTACTCATTATAGTACTTCGTAGGATAATACTTTTTTGTCTCTAATCATGGGGCATATATTTTTTAACTTTTAATAAAAAAGTGATGGAAAGAACGAAGAAAAAAGAAGTTAATTTACCAAGGTGGAAAAATATCGGTGGAGGCACATTCAGATTACACATACCAGGTTGCAGGGAACGTAAGATTATAAAACCTAATCAAACATTCCTTGCCGATTATTCGGAAATACCGGAAAATCTCCGTGATGTAATTCAATGCCTTGATGGAAACCCCGAAGAGAAAGATACCGAAGAGGCCAAAAAAGCCAAGTCTCCGACATTTTCAATTGAATCTAAAGGAGGTGGATGGTATAATGTAGTTAATTCAGAGGGTAAAGTAATGAATGAATCTTCTCTTCATAAAGAAGAAGCTGAAAAGCTAAAATCTGAACTTGAGGGAGGAAACGAAACCGTGGAGGAGTGATCAATGCCTTGGAAGGTTCCAAGAATATGGGAAGGGGGTGAATGTTTCATCATTGGCGGCGGCCCTTCTATGCCTGAACAGTTTGATATACCGAAGAAAGTTATAGAATCTGTTTTGTCGCATAAGGCCCAGCCAAAAGAATATTCACCTTATCTTTCTCAACTGTACGATAAACATGTTATTGGTGTCAATGCTTCATTTATGATTGGTAATTGGATTGACTTTTGTTTTTTTGGTGATGCGGGATTTTTCCTGAAAAACCGTAGGGGTTTATCCAATTTTCCCGGAATTAAAGTTTCTACCAATTCAGCGACAAGGGGGTATCCGTGGGTCAAATATCTCAAACAATATACGAGAGACCGTAACTGCGGTATTAGCCCGAAAAACAGTGAATTGGTTTGGAAGTCAAATAGTGGCGCAACAGCGATAGATTTGGCAGTACACCTTGGGGCAAAAAAAATTATATTATTAGGTTTTGACCTGTCAATGGATGCAAACCATAATAGTCATTGGCATTCTGTTTATCCCAAAAAATCACCTAAAGCTTATGAAAATTCGTTTAGCAGGCACCATAAAGCTTTCCCTGCAATTGCAAGGGACGCTAAACGATTAGGCGTACGAATTATTAATGCGAACCCAAAAAGCCAGTTGAGTGTTTTCGAAAAGGTAAATTTATCTGAAATATTATGAAAATAGCAATAATAGGACATGGCCCAAGTGTAATTAATCAAGGTTACAGGATTGAAATAGACCGGCATGATCTTGTTGTACGAATGGCAAATTGCGACTGGCAACCTGTAGAAGATTACGGTACGCGCTATGATATTGGTGTTTTTTCAGATGGCATATCAAAAAACTATGCAATGATGTCCGAACGATTTCCTAATGCATATTATTGGTATTACAGAACTGAACCTATGATACGTCATTTAAAAGATATTGATTCGACTTTCCGGGGGATAAAAACCGAAGAGTTAAGACAATCTATTTTAAAGTTTGAAGAAAACATTAAACCTGATTATCATCTTTCGAGGGGCACTGCTGCTGTTCTTGCTGTTTATGAAAAATATCAACCTGAATCTATATCGTTGTATGGTTTTGATGCTGTTTTACATGGTTTTCAAGGGCGCATGAATCATCATCCAAAGATTTTTAAAAAGTTTGATAATCATACAATGAAACTCAAAAAAGGGGGTAATACGCATGACTGGAAAGCAGAATATACGTTAATTATGTCTCTTGAAGAAAATGATATTAAAATTTGTATCCGATGAGAAAAACAATATCAAAAGAATATCAACAATTAAATGTAGAGCATTATCATACGAAGAAATTTGGAGTTGCCGGAGGCAAGTGGGCTGAAACAGTAATCAGGCTTTTAAAAGAAACACAGTCTGACACCGTACTTGATTATGGGGCGGGCAAAGGGATACTGTCAGGATTATTAAGAGATAACGGATATACAGTAACTGAATATGATCCCGGATTAATTGAGAAATCAAAAAAACCAGCATATAACAGGAAATTTGATTTTATAGTCTCTACGGATGTTTTTGAACATATCGAACGCGAGTATATAGATGCTGTCCTCGATGAAATAAAAGACTATATGCAAATAGGTGGGTTTTTTGTGATTTGTCTTGGATTAGCAAAAAAACATTGGTTATCTGACGGGCGTAATGCCCATGTACTCGTGAGGCCACGTAAGTGGTGGATTGATCGTTTATCTACCCGTTTTGAAGTTCGGGAAATGCGTGGTAGGGGATGGCATTCCAGAGAATTAGTTGTATTTGTAAAACCCTTGAAAGATGAATAAGATATTTTTTGTTGCCGGTATACCGAGATCAGGGACTTCATTTGTCGCAGGGCTTTTGCATCGTTGCGGGGTATGGACAGGAGATACAATCCAAGGGGACAAATATAACGAATTAGGTTATTACGAAAATAAACAACTAGTTGACCTAACGAAAAAAATAATGCGCCAAAATGGACTGCGCGCCCGTTCGGATGAAAAAATACCAGATTGCATTAATATTGATTGTGATTTGCGCATTGAAGTTTTGAATATTGTAGGCAACAGAGAATGCTGGCTTTATAAAGATTCTAAATTACTCTTTCTTTCCCCTCTTTATGTAAAAGCGTTTCCTAAAGCTACATGGATTTTACCTATCCGCGATACAGATAAGATCAAAGAAAGTTTGCTGCGGCACGTGACATGGAACAGAAGATTTAATTCGGTGATGAATAAAAATAAATACATTGATTCTATGATCTCTCGATTAACAAAGAGGATGAATGATTTGCGCTTTGATCAAAAAATCAATACAATATTAGTTAATTCGGGATCATTGATACAATCTGAAGATGCTGCAAGATACTTTATTGAACAGAAATGCGGATTACAATTTGATAAAGAAGCTTATTATGATTTTGTAAAACCTGATATTTGGCATGGATAGAAATCATGAAGACATATCGATTGCATGTTGCTTATGGGGATCATGGCCAAGACCATCTGGATCACCACTATTAGGCATCGATTACGTCAATAGGTTATATAGGGCTGTAGAAAGGAACATAACTTTGCCGCACCGCTTTTTCTGTTTTACGGATGTCCCAATTGATAAATATCCAAAATTTGAAAAAGGCATTTTTGTGCGTAACATACAAACACCCTCTAGGATGCGCGAGATTGCAAAGCTTTATGTATATAATCCAGACAATGAATTGACCGGGCGTATTTTGGTGTTCGATTTAGACACTGTAATCCTATCTAACATTGATGATTTTGTGCTAAGGAAAGAAGAATTTATTGTACGAAAAGCATTTAATCCAAGGTATATAGATGAGTTTAATGGGATTGGCGGGGATTTGATAAGTTTTGATATGGGGTTTGGACATTTTATCTGGAAAAAGCTAAAACATGATACCGCTTGGATGGATACCCATATAAAAGGGGATGAGCGACGGGCATACAAAGTCCTGCTAAAAGATACACCTATTATATTTTGGCAGGATATATTGCCGGGAAGATATATCTCTTTCAAAAAGCATGTAGTGAAAGAACCGGATTATAAAAAAAGAAAAAATAATATTAGGAATGCTTCTCTTGTTTCCTTTCATGGGAAACCAAGACCGCATAGGTTACAGAATTTACCTTGGATAAAACAAAACTGGATATGAAAGAACCAATATTAATAACAGGAGCGGCGCGAAGCGGGACGAGCATGGTTGCAGGGGTTATCAATCTATGTGGGGCATTTGGCGGGACTATGTCCCCCCCAAATCATAACAATCAAAAGGGGATGTTCGAAAATGCCTGTATCCGCAATTCGCTTGTAAAACCTTATCTGCGGGATTTAGGGTTAGACCCTCTTGGGCAATATCCAATACCAAATCCGGATAAAATCCCTATTCCTGCAAATTGGAAAAAAAGGGTTGAAAATATAATTATACGGGAAGGTTACCAAGGAGGCCCATGGATGTATAAAGGGGCTAAATCTTGTCTTATGTGGCCTGTTTGGAATTATTCTTTCCCTGAAGCTAAATGGATAATCGTCCGACGCAGGACGGGGGATATAGTTAATTCCTGCCTTAAGACAAATTTTATGCGTGCATTTAGCAATCCTGCGGTACAGAAGGCTATAAAAGCAGATACTGAAATCGATGGATGGATTTGGTGGGTAAGGCAACATGAAAAGAGATTTGTTGAGATGATTCAATCGGGCGTAAACTGTAAGATAGTTTGGCCAGAGAGGCTGATAAAGGGAAATTATACACAGCTTTTCGAAGCACTCGAGTGGCTGGGGTTAGACTACGTACCCAAGATAAACGATATATACAATTTTATAGAGCCAAAGCTCTGGAAAGCAAGGAGGAGGAAATAATGGCAAGGACTACAGCAACAGAAGTAAAACAAATTCTTGATAATAGTACATTGGAAGATGCTATTGTCGATGCATACATTACAGGTGCGAATGCATTGGTAACTAAAGCGCTTGGGGCTTCTGAATTGGGCGATACCCTGCTGGAAGAGATTGAGCGCTGGCTCACGGCACACATGATAGCCTCTACCAGAGAAAGGACGGCATTGAAAGAAGCCGCCGGGGGCGCCTCTATTACATATACAGGGAAATATGATAAAAATTTATCATCAACACCCTATGGGCAGATGGTCATGACATTGGACACTACAGGGGCTATGTCAGCCTTGGGCGGAAAACAAGCAAGTATTACAGCGATACAAAGTTTTGAAGATTAAATGGCAATAGATAAATTCATAGAAAAAGTTTGTGTACAAACTGCCGTATATTGGGGCAATCCGCAACCAGATGGCTACGGGGGGGAGACTTTTGATACCCCTGTAGAAATAAATTGCCGATGGGAGGACAAGGAAGAATTGTCACGGCAAGATATTGCCCGTGATTTTATTTCAAAATCGGAAATATTACTAACACAGGATGTTAACGTAGGAGGATGGCTATATTTAGGTGAATTGACTGATTTAGATAGTAACCCGGATAATCCGAGAGAGATTGAAGGGGCATACATTATAGGTCGATTTGATAAAGTACCTATGATCTTTTCAACTACGATTTTTGTCCGTAAAGCTTATGTAGGATGGCAAAGGGTCGGGTAAAAATAGAAGGGTTTGATCAGGTAAAAAAGAATTTAAACCGTGAAATAAAAATGATTAAAGGGCGTACATTAAAAGGTTTGATAGAGGCTCAAATTATCCTAAGGAGGAGTATGGAAACAACATCCCCTACAGTCCCTGTTGATTTACGTAATCTTGATCATTCCTATTTCTGTGTTACTTCTACCGGTTCTACTCCAACAGGTAATTCACCTTCGTTTGAAGGTAATCAGGCAAGCGAGCTGCGTGTAGATCATGAGCAGGTATTAGCTTCAGCCAAAGGGATTGCAATGAAAAAACAAAGGCCATTGGTTGTCATAGGCTTTTCGGCAAATTATGCTGCTTTCGTACACGAAATGGGAGATGATGTAAACTGGTCGAGGCCGGGTTCAGGTGGTAAATTTTTTGAAAAAGCTTTAGATCGGAATAAAAATAAAATATTACAAATTGTTGGCAAAGAATCCAGGACAAAATGAATTCAGCAAGTGAGGACATAAAAGATATGCTATTAGACGATAGTTCGTTGGGATTGGTATTTGCAACAAATTTGTTTATTGCAAAAATGCCGTCAACACGCACAGATTGCGTTGTGCTTGTAGATACAGGCGGTTCACCTGACGTAACATTAGATAACATAAAGTTTTATAATACTTCCCTTCAGATACGTGTCCGGCATACGTCGTATACGGATGGATGGGAATTGATCAATAATATAGTGGAATCCCTTCTTGACCGGGTACAAGAAACATGGAACGGAACGCTATATTCAGCAATCGTTCTCTCCTCCGAGATTGCACCCCTCGGATCGGATGACAAAGAACGACATTTATTTAGTGTTAATTTAAATTTGAAAAGGAGGTAAAAAAATGAGTGATGCTTTTAGTGGAATTGGAACGTCATTTAAAAGATGGGATTCTTCCTCTGCCGTAGCTGATTGGGTTGCGCTTGCAGAAGTTAATTCTATCTCTGGGCCGGGGATGTCCCGTGAGACTATTGATGTTACCAGTCTTGATTCAACAGGAGGATATCGAGAGATAATCGGTGCCCTGAGAAGCGGAGGTGATGTATCGCTTTCGATGAATTTCACAAGGACGAATTATGAATTGATGAAAACCGATTTTGAATCGAATACTTTACAAAATTATCAGATTGCATTACCCGATACTGATAATACCTGTATTGAATTCACGGCCTTGGTAATGGAACTGCCCTTGTCAATTACCGTAGATGATAAAGTTACAATTGATGTAACGATTACAATTAGCGGTCAACCGACTGTATCATCTGGTGGAAGTGACAGTATATAAGGCATTTTTTACGGCTCTAATCATGGGTCTTTTTACTATTTTATTAATCAAATAAATTGTATAAAAATGGGATTACTGAACAAAAAAATATTACTGCAAAAAGACACTTTGCAGATAAAAAAAGTAGAACTTGGGGGAGATGATTACGTTTTTGTCAGGGAAATGACAGGGCGTGAACGGGATAATTTCGAACAATCATTGATGAAGGAAGTCCGCGATACGAAAGGCCGTAGGGATTATCAAAGTAACCTGCAGGATTTTCGTGCGAAAATAGCTGTAAATACAATTTGTGATGAAAATGGTTCCCTTATCCTTTCTATGTCGGATTATGAAATGTTGTCAAAAAACATGAGTGCTTCTAAATTGCAGCGCATTGTCGATGAGGCTCAGGGGCTAAATAAGATAACTGATGAGGATCGGGAGGAGATGACAAAAAACTCCTCCGGCGGCCAAGCCGCCAATTCTACTTCCGGCTCTGCAAAGAATTAGGTTATCCGCATCCTGATTTTTTGTTAGATATGCTAACATCAAAACAGATAACGGAATGGGAAGCCTTCGACCGGATTGACCCAATCGGGGATTGGAAATATAATTACTATTTTGCCAAGCTTATATCCGTTGTCGTAAATATTGCAAGATGCATGGTACCTAGAAAAAAGGGTTCTACCCCTCCGAAAATGACAAATCCACAGGATTATATCGATCAATGGTATAATGACGAGGATAATAGGACAGGCTGGGAGGTACAGAAGCAAACTGCAGAAGATATGATCAATATCTTCAAAAAAATGGGGCTAAAGAAAGGCCGGGTCAAGAAACCTATTGTCAATAAAAAACGACAAAACCAGAATAAATGAACATAGGTGAATTAATTGCAACAATGGGGGTCGATACTACGGGATTGATACAAGCCCGCAGGGATATGGACCGATTAGAGCAGAACGTGGAAAAGCGGGTAAATTCTATCAACGCCCGTATGCAAACGATAGGAAAAGCGGCGCAGAGGGCAGGAAAGAATATGACACGTTATCTTACCCTGCCCCTTACGCTTGCCGGGGGGGCTGCTTTTAAGTTGTATAAAGATTTTGATTCATCTATGACAAAGATCGTGTCACTCGTTGGGGTTGCTGAAAGCACTGTAGATGGATGGCGGAAGGATTTGATAAAGATGGGGCCAGAGCTGGCTAAATCACCACAGGAGCTTGCCGACGCGTTATTTTTCGTTACTTCTGCCGGTTTGCGTGGAGCTGAGGCTTTAGATGTCCTTGAACGATCAGCGAAATTATCGGCATCAGGATTAGGAGAAACAAAGACAGTTGCTGATTTATTGACTTCCGCTATGAATGCTTACGGAAGTGAAGTTTTATCGGCATCACAGGCAAGCGACATATTGGTAGCTACTATTCGGGAAGGTAAAGCAGAGGCCCCGGCACTGGCACAAAGTATGGGTATGGTACTGCCGATTGCTTCGGCGCTTTCTGTATCATTTGATCAGGTAGGTGCCTCTATTGCGGCTATGACACGGACAGGTACAGATGCGTCTACTGCTTCAATACAATTAAGACAAATATTAGCCTCTATTTTAAAACCAAGTAACCAGGCTGAGGAGGCTTTGCAAGCAATGGGTAAGTCTTCATTAGAATTACGTAAACAAATACGTGATGATGGACTACTTTCTGTATTACAATGGTTATCAACCGCGGTAAAAGATAATTCAGATCAGGCTGAAAATTTGGTATCTTCTATGGGTGATGCTTTCCCTAATGTACGTGCATTGTCAGGGGCATTAGACATTATGGGGAAAAATGCAGAGGATAACATTGCCATTTTTGAATCATTGGCAGATTCTACCGGTGCTGCAGATTACGCTTTTCAGAAAGTTACACAGACTGCTGAATTTAAATGGAATAAAGCTATAAATACAGCTAAGACTAACCTCACTGTTTTAGGGGAATCAATTTCCCAGTCAATTATTCCATTATTAGAATCATTTTCGGATAAAATAGAAAATGTAACAAACTGGTTTAATAGTTTAACAAATACACAACAACAGCTAATAATAAGGATTGGTGCCGTAGTTGCTGCAGCCGGTCCATTATTGACAATATTTGGATTTCTTGCCAGTAGTGTTATCCCTAACCTTACAAGGGCATTTGTAGGGGCTTACAAGGCCTTTAATGTATTGCGCATAGCTATGATGGCTAATCCAGCAGGAGCTATTATAGCAGGAATTACGGCAATTGCTGGGGCATACCTTATTTTAAAAGACCGTATAAACGGCGTTTCGGAAGCCCAAAAAGCGTTGAATGCTATTAATACCGAAGCTACACGCAGCATAGCGAAGCAAAAATCACAGGTAGACCAATTATATCGGATTGCCCAAAGCGAGGCGGCTACTCTGGAGCAACGAAAAGCGGCTATTGATGAATTAAATCGTATAGTGCCTCAATACAATAATGAATTATCCATTGAAAAGATAAATACTGATGCTGCGAAAAAAGCCAAAACGGAATATATACAAGAACTGATCCGTGAGGCTAAGGTACGTGCGGCGCAGGCCAAGTTGCAGGAATTGGAAGAACAACATATAGAACAAGTTGTATTAAAAGAAGGCGAAAGGTTATCCTTTTTCCAAGAATACACAGCGTCTTTACTATATAATTATGGATTAGTTGGAAAAGCTTCTGAATATTCGGCAAACACACAAGAAAAAAACTTAAAAACTGTAGAAAAACAACTTGATTCGACGAAAACAGCTTTAGAGGAATATCTGGATGAAATTATGAAGCCACAGGACATGCCTACTAATCAATATAATGATTCAGGAGGTGATCCAACTAAAACAATGGAGAAATTTGCAAATCAAATGCGAGTTATTACATCATTAAGCGACCTATATGGTAAATCTTATGATAAAGTTAGTAATGCTATTAATCTGCATAAAAAAACAATAGAACAACTAATATCCGAGGGGTTGGAACCATCTGACGCGAGGATACAACAGTTACGAAATAGCTTGGAGGAACTTGAAGCTATTGAACGGACAAAAAATAAACCTACACAGAAAGAGTTAGTTGATATTATGGATGATTTTGCAAATCAAATGCGAGTTATTACATCATTAAGTGACGTATATGGGAAATCTTACGATAAAGCTAGTAACGCTATTGATCTCCATAAAAAAACAATAGAACAACTAATATCTGAGGGGTTGGAACCATCTGACGCGAGGATACAACAATTACGAAATAGCTTGGAGGAACTTGAAGCTATTGAACGGACAAAAAATAATCCTACACAGCAAGAGTTAGTGGACATTACAAAGCAAGTAGCCCAGTCAGCACTTGACTCTGCAAAGGCAATTGATACGTTAGAAGATAGTTTTAAAAACGTCAATAGGGAGTTTGATAATTTTATAAATAAAGAACTCTCAGATATTGATTTGAAAGTAAGTGATTTCAACCTCAATGAAGACCAGTTTAAGCGATTTGGTGATTTTGTGGAGCAGCAGAAGATACAATTGCAAAATATGTGGGCTGCCGGGGAGATCAGTGCAATGCAATATTATAATCAAGTCGCTGAACTTGATATGATGCAAAGAGAGCGTTTCGCTGAAACATTTAGCCATTTCGCATCTCTTGCTTCAAATATCTATTCCAGCGTAGCTAATATGTTCGCTGCTTCAAAAGAAAGGGAATTACAGGCAGCAGGTGATAATCAAAGTAAAATTGATGCTATAAATAAAAAGTACGCACGGAAGGAAAAAGCAGTATCACGAGCCTTAGCATATATTAATATAGCTGTTGCTGTAACTAAAGCACTTTCTTCTGCCGAATTTCCGCTTAATTTAATTAATGCAGCGGCAGTAGCAGCTGCGGGAATTATACAGATCAAGGCCATAAATGCACAACCTTTGGCAAAAGGGGGTATCGTGCCAAGCGGATATCCAAATGATACTTATCCGGCACTATTAACAAGCGGCGAGAAAATTACCCCTGCTGCGCCTATACCTTTACAAAATGAAAGTTCTAAAAAAGAACAGTTAGTATGCAGGATTTCACGTGACGAATTACTATTTTTTATCAAAGAAGGTGAAGAAGCTTATAACAATTATTAGATTTATTTATGGCATATATACAAAAATATGAATATCGGCATTATGATTTTTATGATTCAAAACATTATACTGTAAAGCTATTACAAGAAGATGGTGATGCCGGGATAACCTATATTCAAAAAGGAACAAATAATCCTATTCGTTATAAGACTTCTAAAGTTAGCCGATCTAATACCGACATTGTTTTTGGGTCTGAAGTATCTTTTTCATTCGTAGTAGACCGGGAGGATATTTCGGATTATGATCCTTTATTTGAATCGTATTATAAAGAATGGAAATTAGAGCTATATAGAAATGCAGGATCAGGAAATGGTTTGATTTTTACAGGATTTATTTCCCCCGAAAATTTTGACAGGACTGTACTTAGCAACAGGATTGAGATACAGTTATCGGCTACTGACGCATTGAAGGATTTGGCCAATGAAGATTTTTTAAATAATGGACAGATCGTTACTGGCAAGGAAAATATAATGCAGATTCTTAAAATCGCCCTCACGCCAATAGGCATAGAACTTCCATGGAAAGTAAAATTAGGCACATATGAAAAAGATTATCAGGCTTCGGATTCTAATTGCCTATTTGAGACAGAAGTATTTACAGATCGTTTTTCACAAGTAGAAAATGGAAGGACAAGGGTTGATAGTTGTTTGACAGTTATAGAAAAGGTTCTGAAGAATTTCAACGTCACTTTACGACAATGTAAAGGTTATTATCACATACAGGCGAAACACGAGATTATTTCTTATGATCATTATTATACGTGGGCGTTGGGTTTCCAAGGGAGGATAGCCTCGGATGATGTGATTAATACCACTTCATTGAAAATCACCAGTAATCCAAACTTATCTATTATCGGGCCATTGAACCGCGTTGATATTACGCATAGAAATAGAAATCTTGGTAATGCTGTAGTAAGTGATTTGGATGATTGGACTGGGAGCGGGCCATGGAATATCCCGGCGAGTATCTGGTTTGGTGGCGAATACACTGAAGATTCTGGGGAAACACTCGTACTGCCTGATGAAGACGGACAATATCCCAGTGCGCGCTATATTAAGCTGACCAGTGATTTTGCGCTGTCTAAAGTAACTGATTCTGATTACGTAAAAGTAGTAGCGAGGGTAAAAGTTCGAAATACTGATTCTGATTATACCGATAACGAGTATTATTCGGTAAGCCGCTTGGTTATTGAACATGTCGATGAAAGCCTGATACTCACTGCATCTACAATTAATCTATCCGGGGATTGGGCTATAATTGAAACACCTAACGTAAACGCAGCTTTAATAAGAAATTCAGGTGATTTTAATGTATATATACAATTTGAATCAATTGGCTCAGGTGGATTTTCCTGTGAATACATGATCCGGGATGTTTTTATTTCTAAAGTCACAGCGCAGGAAGGCGATGAGATTATTGTAGATATATCATACGATGAATTTACGCGTGTTGAAAAAGCTATCGAAGGGAGGGACGTTGAAGAAGTAGAAACTTTTTTTGGTGATACCGGACAGGTGAATGATCTTGGGGGGATGTATATAACAGACAGTGCGGAACATAATACGGCTCTATGGAGACGTTATAATACCAGTGTATCAAAGCCATTATTAGAGCTTTACGGAGAAGT